GTGCAGATGTGATTGTCTGCTTCTTTCAGGAAATGGTGCTGCTTATCCGGATACCGGCAGGAGATTATCCGCTTAACTTATTATTTTCTGAAACGAGCCGTTTTTTGCTGATGATAAGTTCTTCTGCTTTCGCTTTATTCTCAATTTTGAGAATGGATTCATATGCTTTCTGAAATCTCAGCGGAAAATCAAGCGACATAACATCAACCGTGATTGTTTCGCCTTTGCCGTTCACTTCAATCTCAAACGGCTTGTGAGTCATATTTAATCTGGCATCCGCCATATTTAGTCCTCCTAATAAAAAGGGGAAGCCATAGACTTCCCCATACAATCAACTTAGGCTGCTGCAGTGAATGTTGCAACCTGGTTTGCAATAGTGGCTGTACCCTGAATCGGATCGCCATTGAGATGGATTGTGTACTCAAGAGAAACCGGAGAACCAGCATCGCCGCCGAAGGATGTGATCTCAACGGTACAGTTGTTCTTCTGAGCAGAATATGTAGGATTAGTACCTTCGGTCTTATCAAAGATATAGACCTCAAGATACGTGGAATCACAGGCCGCACCGATGGAACGTGCTTTGTAGAGCGGGAAGAGCGCTTCGAATACCGGATCACCCTTATACGCCACCATCGGGAAATCGATGCTCGGCTGATAGCCATCAATTGAAGATGTAGCGGAATCTTCATCAATGTACTGTTCCGTTGTAACCTGCGGATTCAGGGAAGTTGCACCGCTTGTGGATTTCCTGATACGGTTATAAGCCGGTGTGCTGCCACCAAATGTAGTATCGAGGAAATGAGCCAGGGCGGAGCGTTTAATCTTTTCAAGATCAGGCATATTTTTTTACCTCCATGCTTTCTGTTCGTAATAAAGTACGCACTGAATCTGATACCTAGCCTCTCTCAAATTCGGATCAACCTCATAGAGATAGCCGCTAGATAACGCTTCAATGCTTGTTGCCTTTTTGTTTTCTTCCAATACCGGAAGATTGCCGTCTTCAGTCTGTATTTCAAACCAATCCTGAAGCTTCTCAAAAAACTCAGAATTGTTTATGGTAATTTCTCTCTCTTCGGAATAATCAAAGCGTGCGGAAATAACAAATTGAAATTGACGGTCAGATGAACCGTCAACATAGCGGGTGATAATGGTTTCAGATGGATTCGGCTCAATGGAAATATCGGAAACCTCATCCCCTTGAAAATCCAACATCAACGAATGCATGTCGGCAAGTACAGGGCATTCAGATAAATAGTCGAGTAAACTTGCTACGATCATCGTTTCCCCATCCAGGCAAGCAGCTCTTGCTTGACCTCCCGCTTTATTTCTTTTTGCTCCGCAATGTACATACGGTCTAACCAGTGACTTCCCCGAAGTCCAGAAGCGTTGTTGGAATAGTTATGCATTCCCCTTCCATGCCATTGATAAACAGCATACGGCATTCTGTAGTCAAGACTATCCGGGCGGATAATAACTTGATTTTTGAGTGCCCCTGTTTTGAATGGCGTGTACTTTTCCGCTCTTCTGTAAACCTTTCTCACAAAGGAATGCTGTGCAAGCGGCCCCGCTCTGCGTAACTTCTTGGCCAATGTCTTAGTTCTCTTGAAGTCAGAGATATTTACACGCACTCTCATGAAACGGTTATGTGCTGTACTCGTTTTGAGCCTTTAAGATTCCTGTCGATATTCTTGATCGTTATGACATCTCCATAAGTGTTAATGTCTTTAACGCTTGTAATATCACCGGTCACCCTTCCCAAAACGATATAATCCATCTTTTTGAAAGTGAAATGGCCATTATCCGCTGTGTCAGCGTAGTTAGCTAAAGCTTCATAAGGAAAAATGCATGCTGGATTGCTGATGTCGGCAATTCCATGTCCGTCAATTCCGACCGCTTTAGGACGATACCAAAAAACACCGGTCACGATGTTTTTGATATATCCGGATGAAGTTTTGTTTATGACCGTAACAGTATCGTTTGCTCCGTATCTCATACCCACGCAAGCATGTATAACAAATCAGTATCACCCAGCCATCTGGCAATAATGTCATCAAGCCACGTCTTAAGAGCTGATTCGTTTGTAAGGGAATAAGAGACCGAGAGATTACCAATTGATTCTGAAGCGACCCCATGATGCTCTGCTGACACCTGTACGGCATCGCACAATTCACACAGACACATCATTACCCGAGTTTTAACATCTTCGGATAATTCATCAAAAACGATCCTGTGCCGTGTATATGCATCAAGGTATGACTGAGCAATAATGACGTTCTTTTCAAATTCGTCGTTGCTCATCTTTCCGTGGAAAGTAGTTGAGTAATAAATGTAATCACAATATGGCATATTCACCTCCTGTGATTATTCAGTTTCTTTCTTTTTGCCTCTCTTTGCTCTTGTCGTTTTCGGGGCAGTTGATTCAACATCATCGGAAGGTTTTTCCTCACCCTTAATAAGCGGCATCTTGAGCGCGTTGGCATCACTCTTCAGTTCGGCAATACGCTCAAGGGATGGCGTGTAGCCATCCCTCGGGTATTTATCGCCTACATTGTAAGGATGCATCTTATCTTTAAGATCGCAAAAAGGGGAAATTACAGTGTAGGACATCGGCTACCTCCTGATCAGGCAGCTTTCTTTTTGATCAGAACAGTTGTCGAGCGGGAAATCTTGTCGCCGTAAACTCTACGACCCTGTAATGCGGAAGCACCAATGTGCTTGCCATCGTTGAGGTCACGAATTCCTACCGGAACGCCCCATTCATCGACAAAGTGGCAGAAGACACGGTTGCCGAGAATGTATTCAACTGTCTGATCAGTGATGTTGTTGGTTTCGAAAACCGGAACACCATCGAACGTGCCGACTTCACCAGTACGGACAACGGAGTCGCCCATTGCGGAAGCACGGACAAAGTGTGTTGTATCCTTCAGAAGCAGACCGTATGTGTCGTTTGTGACAGCAAGCCACATCTCATCCTTGGAAAGACCGAGCTTCTTGAGTGCCTGTACCGCATCGACAACGGAGTCATAAACGGTTGCGGCAGTAAGAGCGGTTGTGCTTGCAAGAGCTGTACCCTGTGATACGCAAAGTGCGGAGAGTTCAGCATCAAGAGACTTACCCATAGAGTAACCCGCTGAATCAAGACGGTCCGCAACAAGGTTGTCCGGTACAGCGGCGGCTTCATAGCCGTCAATGAGTTCATTGACCGCCTTATTTTTATCAATCGGCAGAGTGATGTATTCGGTTGTGGAAGTGCTCAGATCAGCACCATCAACGATGTCGTAATCGACAAGTGCGACTTCTGTATCACGTACCGGAATCTTTACGGCACCCGCCTTGGGATTGCCCTCATAACGAGTATTGAACAGCTGTGCGAATACAGTAGTCTTGCGGAGCTTTGCGAGAACGAGATTGGAATAACGTTCCTGTAAGTTGTGGGTTCCACCATTAGGAATACTAGGCATAATTCTTTTTCCTCCTATTTTTTAAACTTTTTTTGCAAGATCGGGATTCATTTCGATAAAGCGCTTTGTCACTCCATCGATTTCTTCCATCTTGTTACCTCCGGAGTTATCACCTCCGAGGTTCACAGTCATATTGCCTGTGCTTGAATCTTTGAATGCCCAAGGGTTAGCCGTAACACATTCATCGATTGCCTTCTTGATGTCATCGTCGGGATTTTCCGAGTCACGCAGTGAATTGATACGTTCTTCGCCAAGTAAGGAACGGCACGCCGTAACATTACGGCCATTTGCTGACAGGATCGCCCCGTCGAGTTTCCGATCAAAAACAGACTGCTTTCTGATAGCTTCCACCTGATCTTTGAGGCTTGTGTTTTCATTCTTCAGCGCCTCAATATCAACGCCTTCAAAGCCAGAGAGCCTTGTGTTTGCATCCGAAAGATCAGATTCAGCCTTTGTCAATTTACCCTGGACTTCAGCAAGGCTGCTCTTTGTGGTTTCGAGCTCTTTCTTATAAGCCTTATAAGCTTCGATATCCTTGCCGTTTTCTTCCATGAGCCAGTTGAGCTGTTCGTCGGTAATGCCTTCGATGTGAGTCTTTACGTCTTCTCTTTTCATTCATTCCTCCATACGCTTTTTTTACGTGGGTTGCTTCCACTCATGTAAGTAACGGTTTTACGTTCCGCCAAACAAAAAGAGCAGTTTTACGCCATACTCCAGGGCAATAAAAAAAGCGCCAATTCACCAAAGCGCTTAATTCCTAATTAATGCTGCCGTCGCTTAATTTCAAACTTTCCCTTTGCGGGATTGAATGAAAAAATTCTGCCGTCAGTCTTGTACACATGATATGTCGATTCCCAGCTGCTATCCCTCATTAAAACATTGAATATTTTATCGGTTTCTTCTACCGAGACAACATTTTCTTTCGTGTAGGAAGTGTTTCTTACTACCAGCTCAATCGCCTCTTCAAGTGTCATGATTTGCCTTTTTTAAATAGTATTCTTCTGAGTCGATATTTCTAAGATTAACCATTCTATCGTGAGCACGATATCTATTCGTCAAAAACCTTATCCGTTTATCTTCCTTATCAACGAAAGCTGTAAAAGCCCAATCATCGGTATCGGAAGCAAAAATATAATCTGTATCGCTTTCAAGAATACCGGTTATTACATGCTCATCTCCAACTTGTTCCCTTAATGCTGTAATTGCTGCCTCTATTGATATCATTTTTTCTTGCTCTCTACATACCTGAGTATATCACCGGTCATAGAACAATTGTCCACCCTGAAAACAATGGTCTGTTCCCCTATTGTCCGGGATTTATAAAAAATTCCAACAAACGGTTTGAAGCAGTCTTGATACACCGGCCCAATTTGAGGATCGCCAAAATGAACATTTCCATTGTCGTCACAATACACAATGAAAACATGATCATTTGTTAATATTCTCCCTGTTGGAAGATGTGTTTCTTCCTGTCTAACTCGTATGATGCCTCGGCTCCCGGCACCCCAATCTCTTACAACCATAGCGATATTGTCCGATTGAAATTCCGCGATTTCACCTATCATATCGCTTCTGACGATTTCGTCTGTTTCAAAAAAGTTCAACCAATCGTTTTCAGTCACAACATTATTCTTTGCAACAACGTCATATCCACGTCTCCGCAATTCGAATGCTAGCACGCAATTTAAACAGTTATGCAGCTCCTCCTCATCTCGATATGCCAAATTGACTATATCTAAATCAGCTTCAATTGAATGCTCACCGGATATTCTCGGAAGATTTCCAAATGGATCATTCCTGACTGCAACGTACTCCCGGGCGTATTCTCGCTTGTTTCCAGTCGCTTCAGTGAACCGCCTAAGCTCTTCTTGCCACTCTCTTAACTTGGCTCTTGAGCGGCTCGTATCGAGTCCTGCAGCGCCTTCAATCTCGTACCTACGTTTATATTTGCGTACTTGGCGCTCACGGTATCTTTGCATCTGATCAATTTCATACTTGGAGTATTTTTTGCCATTGTATGAGATGTTCTTGGCGTTGAGCTTCCGCAGCGCTTTGTAGTCATATGCCGGTTTCATAGAATCCGGAAAGAAAGCATGGAAGCTATGCCGGCAATTCCAGCCACATAAGCCTTCCCCGGTTCCGTAACCTGTATTTGTGACAAAATCCAGGTATTTCTTTTTCTTGTGCCAGCAATCACCGCCAATATGAAATACTCTGCCTTGCCACCATGCATGGTTGGAAGGATCGTGAAGCTTTGAACCAGTTCTTGCCCCTTCGTGTGCGGATACCTCAACATACTCCGCACCAATATCCTTGCAATACTGCATTGCAAGCTGCCCGGCCATGACAGAAAGACCGGTCCGCACAGCGCGCCTCACTGCGACCTCCAATGTTTCATATTTCCCATCGGATCGTTTTACATATGTCATGCTGTCAGCAAGACTGTCACATGCTCTGCGTATCTCATGCTCATAAGAAAAGGCGCCGCTTTTGATATTTACAAGGGCCCGGTTGATTGCGTCCGTGTACCTCTTGGAAACCTCTCTGGCTGTGCCTTTTGTCATATTTGCCATTGTGCCGTTTACCGCCGTGACATTAGAACGGATGATGTTTTCAAGTTTCTTTGATTTCCTACCTCTTTTTTCCGTCGGCAGCATTTCATCTTCATGCTCAATCGACTTTACACCGGCATTAATCAAAAGACTTTGTACAGCCTTCTCCGTTAATCCTGAATACTTGGCAAGTGTTTTTGTAACATCTTTCCTAAGCAATGTAGCATTTTTACGGATCGTTAATTGATTTATAGCGGTTGGGGTAAGCTTGCCGGTTTCAGATATCCTTCTGCCTATGTCTTTGAGGATATCATCCTCACAGAGCTCAATAATACTTACTACCTCTTCGGGGAGGTTTCTTAATTCCTCCGGTGTAAGCATTTATTCCTCTCCGGGGAAATTGATTTGTGGCTCGGCAGGTGCATTTTCTTCTGAAGCGTCCTGTATTGCTTTCTTTGCTTCCGCCTCACTCATGCCATGCCATTTCATGTTGTACCGATACTTCGGAATAAAACCATCCAGCGCGTCTTCCTTGTCATGAGCACGCCGTGTTTCCGAATCCAGAATGTAGGAATCATCCCAATTGACGGTTATATCCGTCTCCGGATCAACATCCTGACCACAGACACGCATACCGACATAGATGATTGCCCTTGCAATGCGGATCAAAGCGTCCTCAATAATGATCTGATGCTTGTTTGCATGCTGGACCATATCTTGCCGATCCCCTACATATTCTGTAGCGGTTGTGACACCTGCGCCATTAAACTGATAGTGATGAGTTCCCAAACCCACCTTAAGGGAAAGATAATCAAGCGCATCCTGTACAGCCTGATGGTTTTCCGCCGTCCTTAATGACGGGTTGTAATCATAATACTGGCTGTCTTTGTTAGGATTGCTTGTCGTTTCCTGCATGAACAACTGCTGCTGCACGTCGTCCGGGGCAACAGAGTGAACTTCACCGTTGTCATCAATAATCTCAGCGATAAGCCGTTTGTTATAGAAAACTTTTTTGCCGCCAAGATGGATATCTCTATGGTAGTTGTTATACGCGGTATCGCAGTGCATCAGCTGATCCAGGGCGTTATGGAATACTGCCACTCCTAACCCATTGCCACCATCAAGATTCTTTACAACATTCGGCATAATAAGTGAGAACCATGGGATATCTGTGCCTGTTTCAAAGGATGCCACAATGCCTTCCGGTAAGGCTACTTTTCTATAAGATGATTTATCAAAATCGTTATCAGAGCCTTCGTAATACTCGTTTGTGATGCGGTAGGTTTTATATACCTCTCCCGCTTCATTTCGCTTTGTGATAAGTTCATGCGTCTGCAAATAGATATACGCTTTACCTTTGGAAAATACTTCATTAGCAAAAGCACAATCAATCACATGACCATGAGAAACCGTAATAGGCAGAATGCATTCAGCCGGGTTATAATCCACAACGATTTTTGCGTTCTCGCTCGGGACAATGATGCCGTTTTGAAGCGCTGCATTCTCACATGAAAGTACAAACGCGCCTGTTCCAGACCGGAAAGCAAGCTCGATTAAGTGATTTGCATTTTTCCAAAATCCAAGATCTCTTAGTTCGCCTCCTGTCTGATCATCCGTACCAAGAAGCCATTTGGCGGTTGCATCATCTTTAATTGCGAATGTTGTTTTATCATTCAGTAACAATCCAGCCCAGTCTTCACAGATCTGTTTGGCCATGTTCATACGGAATAATCTCCGCGTATGAAGCTTGCCATCAAGCCCCTTTTCATTGAATTCATGGAATGAAGGCACATAGTTTTGCCACCACTGTTTCCATGTTTCAATATTTGAGTAATAGTCCGACTGTAAGTGCCAGCCTTTTGTCTTGTTCAAATAGGCTATGAATTCAGCGATGACCATTGTAATAGCACCTCCGTATCTCCTTCAATTGAGTATTCAAAAGCATCAAGGCTATCAATATCGGTGCTGCCGTCATCAAGCCTTATATCCTTTTCTTTGTGTAAATCGGACCATATAGCTGATGCCAATGCTTCTGCCACTGTCCGTGCTGTTGGTAAATAGAAAAGCCGACCACCACCCATAAGGATAGCTGTCAGCCTGATTCGATCATTAACTTCGCTCTTGAGCGCATCAAACACTCTATCGCCAAGCCAGCCCAAGCCTTGCGTTCTTCTTAACCGTTTCCTGATGGACTCAATCAATACCTGTTCCGCATTGTCACAGAACACATAGCTGATCTCGCCCCATGTATGGAATACCGTGAAGGCAAAATCCGCAAAGGCTTTAGCCAGGAAATCTGCATCCGTCCCTCTTGGGTCCACTCTTTCCGAGGCTAATATAATAACCACCCCTTTGGTTGTAATTGCCGTTGCCACAAAAGCATGCTGCGATTCATTCCCGCCAAAGTCCACACCGATCGTGATTTTTCTCAATGTCGTGTCTTTGGGCAGTTCTTTCATGTAAAACCTGTTGTCCGGCTTCTGGAATTCATCCGCAAACATCTTGTATATAATGCCTTGAGCGAATACCCATTGACCGAGTATATAACGGTTATAAAAGATCGTGCCGGCATATTCTTTCTTTAGGTTTGTGACGTAATCAGCCGGCAAAAACGGATTGTCTTCCAATGTGTAGGTTTGTAGAAATATATCGGTATCACTATCGATAAAATCCTTCATGAAGTTTGTCGGCTCTGCCGGGTTCATCGTGCCATCAAAATGAGAATGAGCACATGAAAGACGTGATTTGAGCATCTGGAATACATCCGGGTTCCATGTCGTCATTTCATCGCCATAACCATATTCAACGGTCATACCTTGAATCCTGGCAACATGTTTCTTATTGTCAGCTCCTAATGCATAACACCTTTTCCCAAATATCGTTACGGTATTGTCACCATGTAAATTGGATACAAGCTCTTCGCCGTATATCTCTCGCATAGGTTCAATAATATTTCGTAATAGCGTGCCTTGCGTGTTCCCCATAAGCAGGACAGCACCTTCACCCTTTAATGCAATAATCCGTTTCGGAATCACCACGGCAAAATCTAACCATGATTTCCCGGATCGGACGGCTCCGACTTTCAAATTCCATCGATGATCACAGTTATCCAGAAAGGTTTGCTGCCTTTGAGATAATGGCATATAGCCACCTCCTACTTGATCACACTGCTAATGCCGCTGAGTAACTCCTTCGCTTTAGCAAGTGTATCGTCATCGGTGGATACCTCAACCTGATCTCTTTGCCCTAACCATTGTTTTCCGAGCCACACAAGCATTGTTGTATTTCCATTCAATGCTGCTTTAAGCTGTGCCCTACGTAGGGATACATTTCCACCTTCTGAATAATTTTTGTAAACCTCGGAATATTCTTTTCCGTAATGTTCTCTTACAATCCGGAGCAATGTATCCGGATCAATATTGCCCATTACGCAACATATTTCCGACTGAGTACACTTGATCCCGCATAGCTGTTCAAATGACTTGAATTCAGAATCAGTCCACTCAATCTTAGGTCGTCGTTTCCTCTTTACCGGTTTTGTCTGGAGTCTTTCAATTACGACGCTAGGTAATTCACCGTAGTATCGTTTGATTCGCTTGTGCAGTGCAGTGCTTGAACTAATGCCAAGTACCTTTGCTATATCCGCCAAAGGCATATCCATAGCTACAAGGTTTTCAAATATCTTGGCGTCCTTTTCAGTCCACTGAATCTTGTTTGCCATTTATGCCTCCATTTAAAAACATAGAAAAGCGGATACCTTAAGATATCCGCTGGGTTGGCGTGTATTAACGCCAGTTGGTTCTTCCTCTATGGAAGTAAGCGGTCATACCGGAACGGTTGCCAGTGTATCTCGGAACAATATTGTTGTTCCTTCCGCCACCGCTTCTCTGTCTGGTTGCAATGCCGTTCTGTGTGGCTCTTGCAACACCACCGCTATCCTTGTAGCCTTTAGTTGCCATCTTTCTTTCCTCCTTTCTTCTTTCTCCTGTTATAGAACTGCGGGCAAGCATAGACTCTTTTCTCTATGCCCTCCCATTTAGTCCAGTCGTAATCTTTTACATCGTTGCCGAAAAGAAGGATCCCCTTTGGATTGAATTCGGTTAATACCCGGTCAAGCATATGCTTAATCTCATTCATGATTTCTTTGTCATTAACAAAGCCTTTTGTTGATATGGCATAATATGAATTCTTCGGATATAAACCATCTACAATGCTGCCGAATCGATCAGAGTCAAATGCGCTTAAATCGATAATCAGTGGAATTCCGTTGTCCTGGATGATCTGCCCTATAAGGAAGGAGCGATAGATATTAAAAAGGCACGTAATTGCGGGCATATCCCTATACGTGCTGAAATCCGGCATTACAACGCATCTATATTCCCTTAGGTATTTGAGCCAGTGCTCTGGGTTCCTCCATATCTTGTCTTCCTTGTTATCATCCTGATAGAATCGGATCCCGAAATCATGTGCTTTTGGCACATTGCGCTCGTAATAAGGCAAGTTGTTGAAATCGAGGAATTCAGCAGGCAGCTCAAATTCATCAGTCGGCTGTAATAGAGGAAAATCAAACGGCGGTATAGATCGATCTTTGTCAAAATACTGTATGAGCATATTACTCCATATGTATTCTGCATTCGAAATGTAATCCATAGCCGGTGCATCATCTTCCACAATTTCAGCCGGTGGGTTTAATACCGCATCCATATTGAATCCAAAGCTGTTCATATCGATGTTGCCAAGCTCATCAAGCTCTTTTAGTTCATCGGTTAATAGGTCGAAATCCCACATGGCATACTGTGCAACACTGTTATCTGCAAGCCTGAAGGCCTTGATTTGTTCCTCATTGAGATCATCCGCAATAATGCACGGTACTTTCTCCAAGCCTAATTTCTTGGCCGCGTTCAGCCTGGTAGGACCCGTCACAATAACATTGTCTTTATCGATCACTATAGGGACCTTAAAGCCAAACTGCTCGATGCTATTCATGACAAGGCCGACAGCTTCTTCGTTCTTTCTGGGATTCTTTTCATACGGGATAAGATCGGCAACTTTCTTCTCAATGATTTTCATTGACTCTCTCCCGCCGTTTCTTTTGTGCACGCTTCATGTCATCCCTCCATACTTTGTACGGTTTGCAGTATGCACTTACCTGACAGGAAAGCTGAAATCTGCATGAACCGCATGGGCTTTTTCTTGTGTTCGTTTTGTAGTCGTTTTCTGCCATATAAAACCTCAGTAAAAAAAGGCGACCTACCCCATGAAGTAAATCGCCTTGTGGCTGTAGAGTGCTGGGATGAAGAGTGCGAATAGCCAGCAAAGAACAGCCTTCGGAGGACAAGCCGTTTATCGTCATGCTCAGGACGGCATTAAAAATGGCCGCTTTTTATGCGACCTTAATAGCCTTGTTTTCAAATTTGCGGTATGCATCAAGATACAGCTCGGCTTTGTTGCCGTTGTATGTAAGTTCATAATACATGCCGTCAACATGTGTAGTAGACACAAGCGCTTTGTTGTTCTGCAGCGTTTTGCATAACCACACAAAGTAAATATCTTCTTCTTTGAGTTCTGCCCTCTTCGTCTTGTCAATGTGAGAATTCACATATTCCAGGATCGTCTTCACACAGAGCTTCCGGAAATCTTTTTCGTTCATAATATCCTCCATATAGTGCACTCTTCTATATAAAAAGCGCGGGTCCATTACAAACCTACGCCTTCATATTTACATTTGAAAATATATTTAAACCGTAACTTCCTTCATTTAGGTACTACCTCGAGTATTTGGTAGATTTCATCCG